TATAAATCTTTAGCAGTAATACTATTTGCTGTACTTGCTGTAAATTTGTAAGATGTCCAACCTGTGTAATATGTTTGTACCGATGTTCCTTGTGAGAATGTGGTTGAAACATATGCTAATGCTTTATTGTTGAATTGGTATCTTAACCAAAAATATCTTGGTGTAGTTGTACCTCTTGCAACCGTGTATTTTACTGAAATTGTATCACCGACTTTTAATCCCGTTGTTGGGGTTACTGATTGGTTGATTGTTAATTGTGCAGTTGCCGCTACGGACATTACTAGTATTCCGATGAGCGCTAAAAGTTTTTTCATTTTTATTTGGCCTCAAATAGTTTAGTGATTAGTTTGTCACAACTTTTCTTAAGTGCATTACTTAAGGATGTTTGATTAAAACCACCACCTTCACCAATTATCAATGTACTCATTGATATTTCTGAAGATGATTCTTCCACTATAACTACTTTGTCCTTTTTCCCTTCGGATTTTAGAACGCCTCTTAAACGAATAACTACCTGTTCTTCTCCACTATGGAAAATAGAAATATTCTTCTTTGTAGTAAGAACATCTAAATAAATGATTTGAACTGATAATTTGTTTGGTGCTGATGAAGATAGGTTATATCCTTTATCTTGTAGATATTCTTCTAAAATATTCTTAACACCGAATTCTAATTTACGATTTCCGGCTAACTTACCAATTTTAACTTCGTTGGTAACTGATTCAATTGTGATTTGGTCCTCTGCATTGTACCAAATATTGTTAGGGTCATTTTTAAATGTTCCATCAATTTTCCAAGCAATTTCATTTGCTATTTGTTGTTCTTGTGCGTATGTGCCAAAAAAGTGCACACCCAATAGATATAGTGTAAATCCTAATGCAAATACAACCCATACCCCTAATAAACCAACCAAACCTTTTAAAATGATTTGGTCTAAATTTTCTTTGAAATTTAATAACTTCGCTTTCATATGTTAACTCCTTTTACTTATATAAGTATAAAGTAACAAATGAATATTATCAAATTTTTAATTTAAGTGATGTTATGAGTTTTTTGTCAATTCCGTATTTTTCACACATACCTTTAATTTGCTCTCTACCTTCTCGTGTTGTATATAAAATATCTAAATATTCATCGGCGTGTTTAGTTGAACAGGTATACTCTTTAACTACTAAATCAACTACCCAATCTTCATAATCGTTTGCTTTCTTACCTTTGATATATTTTAGATAATACTTCTTAGGTGGAATCATATCACTAAAGAATCTATAAAAATATTCATTAGGTAAGGATTGAACATATGGTTGCACTTCTGCTATCCATTCTATCCAATCAGGATTCATAGAGATATACCTTTGAATAATAAAATTACCAAAGGTTTTTTTATCATCATCGGAAATTTTCTTCCAATATTGTGGGTCTTGATATTCAGTAACGGCAGATATATGGTCAAATAAACCTAATCTCTTTACTTCTTTATCGGAATCTTTTTTAATTTTCGCCATTTTCTGGTCTTAATTCTTTTGGTAATAAATCTTCAAACACATCACCACATTCAATACATAAATAAATTTCTACGGGTGTGATTTCTTCTTTACCGGTTGAGCTTGCTAATGCACTTGATTTTCTAAAATGTAATCCTGGTGAGAAAAATTGTCCACCACATTTACATTCCATTGCGGTTGTTTTAGTTAAGTCAGGTCCTGCTGAACTTTGTCCTAATTTACTTAAATCCATTGGTTGCATACTATATTATTTTATCTGATTACCATTAATAAATCCATTTCTCTACATAAGAAATAATCTTTATCTTCTAATTTAATTTTTTGAACACTCATATCTCCGGTTGGTAATAATACTTTATCACCTGGTTTTACTGTCATTGGAATTTTAGCTCCACTATGAGTATAAACACCATCACCAGTTGCAACTACAACTGCGATTTTATTATCTCCCGTCTTAACTGAATCGGGGATTATAATACCACCGATTGTTTTTTCTTTCATTTCGATTTCTACCAATACTCTATCGCCTAAAGGCTTTGCTAATTGAAACTCTAATTGTTTTGCCATATTTTTTATTTTATAATGTTAATGATTGCTATAATTGTTGCCATAAAACAAATTTCTTTATCTATTACTAAGGCATCTCTAAATTGTCCTTGTGCTAATTCTAAGATTACATTTGCAGTATTACCCGCTGCATAATCATCTAATCTTTCATATAGTGCAGTATAAAGTTCTGCAAAATCATTTACTTTATTATCACCCACTATTTGTCTAATCTGCATATATGCATTTCTTTTCTCCTCACCACTTGCTAATAAATCTACAATTTTATTTTTGAAATCAGCTTGTAAGATTGTTTGTTTATCTACCTTTAACTCACCCTTAGATGATTGTAATTGGCAGGTATTCATAACCCTTCTAATATCAGGATAGAAACTACTAATGATATCTGCTACATCTTTAATATCAAATCTAATACCTTCTTTATTTAAGATTTCAGTAACATGAACAGCTACCTCTTTCTTTGATGGTGGATTTACTGCAAAAGTTTGACAACGCGATAAAATTGGTTCGATAATTTTTTCATGGTAGTTACACGTTAAAATGAATCTAGTGTGCCTACTGAATGTTTCCATTAAGTTTCTAAGGATTGCCTGTGCGTTTGGAGTCATATAATCAAACTCATCTAATATGATAATTTTGAATCCTTTGAAACCCGCACCACTTGCAAAGTTCTTTACTTTGTTTCGTACCGTCTCAACATTGTTCTCATCTGATGCGTTGATTACCATCATATCACATTCAATTGTTTGTGCTATGATTTTAGCTAATGTAGTCTTGCCTGTCCCAGCTTTACCATATAAAAGTAAATGTGGTACATCATTGTTATCTAAATAAGATTGTACTTTCTCTTTTAATAGGTCATTACCTATATAATCTTTTAACGTTTGTGGTCTATATTTTTCTACCCACAATGTGTTTTCTGTTTTTGTTGTTTCCTTTTCGAAGAAGCTCATAATTTATATTTTATCATTTATTATATTATCTAAGATACTATTATTTTCTATATATTCCAAACATTTTTCTCTATTTTTAGCAGATTTTTCCATTAACTTACTTAACATTGTTTGATATTCATCCTCCGGTAGTTCTGATATACGGATTATATTTTCTTTAAGTTTTCTAACAGTTAGATTAAAGTTATCAAACACATCATTATAATCAATACCTAATTCTTCTTCGTATGTTTCAAATCCCATTGCGTTTAAGAACGTATATGCAACTTTACTACAAATTATAAATGGTTTTTCTATTAGTAAATTATCTATTGTCTTTTCGGTAATATTACAATAACCAATTGGGTCAGTTTTATATAATGAATTTTGATTTGATTCAAACATTATTTGTATATCTGATGATAGTGTTACTTCATATAATTTTAATGTTCCAATATGGTCTTGTATTCCCGCTACTAAATCACTAGTCTTAACTACATTTTGTTCAATCTTATCTAATATAAAAAATTCATGTTTATATTGTGTAAGTTTATCGGTATTAGTATGCTCAGTTGCAAAATCTCTTAACTCTCGCATTCTATTTACATAATAATCATTTACCCTTAAGTATATGTTTTTTTTAGCGTGATTTCTAAGTGAGTTTAGTAATTCAATTCTTTCATCTTTTTGAGGAAAGTTTCTAATACTCAAATCCATTCTATATTGCTTCGGTGTTTTCTTAAAAATATCGTTACAATGATAATGTTGAAACACAATTCTATTTGAAATAAATTTTCTTAATAAGAATCCAAAATCAAATTTCTTATTTGGAAACTCGTACCAAAGAGATGTAAAGAATATACAATTTGAACTATCTTTAATTTTATCAATACTTTCAAATATATTAAGTGGTTCTAAGTTTGCCGTATCGAATATATAATATTTACTTTTAATACCATGTTCTGCTATTCTATCCTGTAAACCATGTATATTTGATGGAACAATATGAATACCTTCTTCATAAATTCCTTCAAACTCTTTATCTAATACAAAATTGTTTTTACTTAAAAAATTATTCTGATGTTCTGTTAGTTTTTCTCTTAGTTCCTCACCAATTTCATGCGATGGTTCTAATATGATAATCTTAGCAAAATCATCCCAATATTTTGTGTTGTAAAATAATGCTCTATTAGTAGGACTATCCAATGGTCCGTGAAAATATACTTTCATATTATTTTCCGGTTGAACCGAATCCACCTTCACCTCTTTCGGTGTTATTTAATTCTTCTACTTCTTGAAATTCAATAGATGGATGTGGGATAATCATAATTTGCATAATCCTATCACCAACACCATATAAA